AGTCCGTACTGACTGAGATGCTGCGCGAGCGGCGTGGCCCGTTCGCTGCTGGCGTGATTGGCTCGCCGTTTCACGTCATTTGCGACCGGGTCCAGGGGTCTGGCGCCGCGCCGCCCGGCGTCAAGATTGTGCAGGCCGCGCTATTTCATGCCCTGCGCGAGGCCGGGTGGACCGACATGGGCCGTCTGACGTCCAGAGAGTACCCGTCTAAAAAGCACATTTTCGTGGCGCCCGACGTGGCCGGGCTTTCGAAGTCTGACATGCGCCGGGCCGTGGCGTAGAAAAAGGCCTATAGGTTAAAAAGAACCGCCACCAGGGCGGCCAGCAGCGCCGCCGCTAAGAGCATTCCATGCTGTCCTCGCCCTCGGGTACGCTCACCCGGTCGCTAAGACCCTCATAAAACCCGGCCAGGTTAGCGTCACCGTAAGGCGCCGCATTGTTTTTAAACAACTTGCGAGTACTGTTGAGAGCGTAGTACTGACCGACATAGGCCGCAGTGCTTAGCGTGGCGCCGTCCGCCGGGTACAGGCGCCGCTCCGGTCCCTTTGATTTGACGGGCTTATGCTTACCCGTGAGTTTCAGAATGTCGGACATAAACGTGTGCCGGTCATCACGCACTGTGTACCGTGCGCGGTTCAAAATTATGGTTTTCATGCTTCGACTCCCAATTGAGCGGCCAGGGCCGGGCGGTTATCGCGCAGCCAGCGCGCAAATTTCAGGGTCTGCGCGGCTTTGGCGTAGCTGTTCGGCCATGCCCTAGATGGTGCGCGCAGTGGTGCAAAGTAAGGCGCAATGTCTTCGCGTGGATACCAACGGTTCCCATTGTCGGTACGGCCAAGGGCGCGCAAGTGCGGCCAGGATAGTGTTTTCATGATGTCACCCAACGAAAGCCGGTAAATATTGACCGCTCATCCCGGCGGACCGGGTGTCCGTTCACCAAGATGAAAAGCGTCCCCTCACCGTACAGTTCGCCGCGCACATAGGCCCGGGCGTCCCGGACGGCGGCCAATATCGTAGGCGCGCTCCTGCTACCGTTAAGGAAGCTGCTATTGTTTGATGCTGTCCAAGTAATCTTCACGGTTTCATGCTCCAAAAATAATAGGCGAAAGGCGCGCCCCAGATGGCAGCGCCGATGATTGCTTGCGTGATGGTCCACAAGAGGGGTTTCATTGTGCGTCTCCAATAGTTGGCATGATTGCCCGTTAGCCCTAGTACGTAGGGCTAACAGTCACTCACGCGGTAGCTATCGCTATCGTTCGGCGCGCATGACCGGCAGCATGGTCCGCTATCACGATATCGCGCGCCTTGATTGACGTACCGGCGCATAGTGTGCATTTGGCGCAGGTTGATTTTCTACCGGCTTCGGCACTAGCTGGGCACATGGCTTCGCCGGGTTGCACGTCGACACCGATGCTGACGCGAAAAACGCGCATACCTAATAGGTTAGCTTTGGCCGCTTGATCGATTGTGTCAGCACTAGCCATTACAAGCGGCGCCCATGCGTCGACGTCAAAATCTGGCGTATCCCATTGGTGCGTATAACCGCGCCGGCCAGCCGCATACCGTGTGATCTGCGCCCACATTGTGGCCGGCGCGGCCGCAGGGTCCCCATAGGTGCCGATTCTGACAATTTTGCCTTCCAATGCTTTGGCAATAGTGGCCGGGTCCGCTTTGACGTATCGGCCACGCCGGTATGCGTTATAGACCGATAGCACCGATTTTGCTACCTGTACGTAGCATGGCGCGGCGCCGGTCTGTCTGGCTAGGATCGGGCGATGCTCGCAGCTACCGCATACGCTCGCATCATCGCCGGTCTGCAATGCTTTGACCGGGTCAATATCGGACCGGAGGATGAATGATTGAACAATGGCGCCGGTCTTCGCATTTTTGCTACCGTCAATTTTATTGACGATGACGACGATCGGCGCGCCGTCGATGGCCGATGGACCCTCATATGCGATGTAACCTAGGATTTTCATGGTGTGTACTTTAGTGAATGCCGACATTGGCATAGTGGCAGTGTAACAGATTTTATAGCGGTGTAATAGGTGTTTACCCGGGTTTGTAGTCAATGGTAGTCATTTTGTAGTCAATGCTTTTTGACGTGATTGACTACAGCGCACCAGAGGGGAAAAGCCTATTTGTAGTCAATGTAGTCATTGTTTCTGTTTAACTCTTATATGAGATGTATATGTATAGGTTAGACCGGGCGACAGCGCGCAAACGTGAGCTTTAGCGAAATAGATGACTACATTGACTACAATGACTACCGCGCCAATGAAAAGCTGTAGTCAATCAGGCAAAAGACTACAGCCTACAGATTGACTACAGCATTGACTACAAAGGACCATCATGGCAGGCACGAAAAAGAAACGATCAGACTTGGAGCTGCTCGATGCGATAGACCCTGAATTGATCACAGGCATGCTAGAGCATGGCAAGAGCATCGCCGATATCTGCCTGGCGCTAGGCATCAGCAAGCGTGCCTTGGACATCTGGGTGCGTCAGACAGGATTCCAAGACGATATACTACGTGCGCGCGTGCGTGCCGCCGACATGATGGCTTGCGAGACATTAGAAATTGCTGATTCGATATCGGATGACAATCCATCTCGGCCACTGCACCGCATCCGAACGCGCCAATGGCTAGCTGAGCGATGGGATCCAAAGCTCTACGGCACTAAGCAAACCGAAGTGAGCATCAATATAGGTAGCTTGCGGCTCGATGCTTTACGGCAAATCGAAGTTAGCACTAACATCGAGGCTGACACTGTATAGACGTACAGCCCCCCCCTTGACAAAAAGCTGGGGGGTGTAAACTGCAGCACCAAACACCTAGCAAACCACCTAGCAAACCACCCACAAACCACCCACAAACCACCCACAAACTGCCCACATTGACCACAAAAAATTTAAAAAATGAGTGAAAACCCATTTGTTGCTTTTACGCAACTCTACCGAAACAACCCTGTGCTGTTTGTGAAAGAGGTGTTGGGCGTTAAACCCGACCCCTGGCAGGAGGAATTCTTGGGCCACATCGCCGCCAACAACAGACGCATCAGCGTTAGGTCCGGGCATGGCGTAGGCAAGAGTACGGCAGCGTCATGGGCCATCATCTGGTACCTGCTGTTGCGGTTTCCCGTCAAGATTGTGGTTACAGCGCCTACCTCAAGCCAGTTATACGATGCCCTGTTCGCGGAACTGAAACGCTGGGTTAAGGCGCTACCACCGACACTGCAGGAGCAGCTGGAGGTGAAGCAGGACCGCATCGAGGTGAGAGAGGCACCGACAGAAGCGTTCATCAGCGCCAGGACATCACGCGCAGAGCAGCCCGAGGCGCTGCAAGGCGTCCACTCCGACAATGTGATGCTGGTGGCTGACGAGGCCAGCGGTATACCAGAGCAGGTGTTCGAGGCGGCGGCAGGCAGTATGTCGGGCCACAAGGCCGTGACGCTACTCTTAGGTAACCCAGTCCGCAGCAGCGGATTCTTTTTTGATACGCACAACCGTTTGAAGGATGACTGGGTGACGATGAAGGTGAGCTGCGCCGACAGCCCCAGGGTGTCAGACGCCTATATGGACGAGATGAAGTCCAGGTACGGTGAGGAGTCCAACGCCTACCGGATACGGGTACTGGGAGACTTCCCGCGCAGCGATGACGATACCGTGATACCGATGGAATTGTTGGAGGCTGCAGTTAGCCGGGACGTGGCGATGAGTCTGGTTGCTAAAATTGTGTGGGGGCTGGACGTTGCCAGGTTTGGCAGTGACAGGAGCGCACTGTGCAAGCGGCAGGGGAATGTTGTTACCGAAATCAAAACGTGGAAGAACTTGGACCTGATGCAACTGACTGGCGCGGTGATGGCTGAGTACCAAGCATTGCCACCGGACCAGCGTCCGCATGAGATTATGGTGGATAGTATTGGCCTTGGTGCTGGTGTGGTGGACAGGCTTCGTGAGCTGAAGTTGCCAGCCGTTGGCATTAACGTGGCAGAATCCCCGGCATTGGGGAGTACGTATAGGAATTTGAAGGCTGAACTGTGGCACAAGGCCAAGGCATGGCTGGAGAAGCGTGACTGCGTTATTCCCAAGGATGAGTCCTTGATTGCTGAACTGGCGACAGTGAGATACTTCTTTACCAGCGGGGGTAAAATTCAGATTGAGGGCAAGGACGAGATTCGCAAGCGTGGCTTGGCGTCACCCGACAAGGCTGATGCCTTTTGCCTTACATTTGCCAGCGATGCCGGGACTGCGATGTTCGGCTCGCAGATGCATAAGTATGGTTCCAGTTTGAAACGTAACCTGACGAGGGCAGCATGAAACTTACAGCAGCAACCAAGAAAATTGCAAAGGTGATGGGCGAGTACAAGGACAAGAAGCTGATGAGCAGCTCCGGTCAGAAGGTCAAGACCCGTGACCAGGCCGTGGCGATCGCCATGTCCGAGGCGCAGAAGATGAAGAAGGGGATGAAATGAGAACCATACCCAAAGAGATGAAACACGCCGTGATGATTATCATGGGCGGTAAAGCTAACGACAGTTGTCCAGAGGCAACCCAAGACGTAACGCTCAACCTGAAGAACCGGGAGAAGGCGATTACCAAGGCCGCATACGGCCCAGAGAATCCCAAGCTGCCCAATACCGAGTTTTGGATGCGTAAAGCAGAGAAGTGGGATGTGAGCGCCAAGGACGCCAAGATGAGCCGTTGTGGTAACTGCTCGGCGTTTAACCAAGACGAGGAGATGCTGGATTGCATTGCCGAGGGTATCGGTAGCGAAGACGTTGAGGACTTGGGGTACTGCGAGATATTTGACTTCAAGTGCGCCGCCTCCAGAACGTGTGATGCTTGGATT